ACTCCTCTTCTCTTTTATTGGTTCCATCCTATATTTGACGTGAGTATCCACTATTATCACTTTTTATTTTTTTTGAAATTTTTATATAATTAATTAACAAATTATAAACTTATTATTACTTATTTTTTTATCCCTTTTTTACTCTTCCCTCCCAAAGTATTTTTTGTTCTCTGTCTCTTTTGCGTAGACTGTTGCGCAGTTGTTCCAAAATAAATATCTCTATTATCCTTCATCTTCGCAATTGTTATTAATAAATTTTTTAATGTTATTATTTTCTCATATCCTGTAATATCTATGCATCTTGAACTTGTCGAGTTACAATGCCTGTTATTAACCATCCCTATTTTCCCCCACCAAGATTTACCTCTCTCATTTGCGCTTGCATCTACATCTATCGCAAGCAACACATTCTCGTTAAGTGTAATTGTTATTTCAACATCTTCTTGCACCCCTGTAACTGTATATTTCCCATGTTTCGGCTTTCCTAAAAATTTCGCAAAATTTTGTAAAAGAACTCTTGATAAACCTAATCCTTTAAAATTATCATCTATGTATACTTTCAATTCAAATGGATTATACATGTTTAATGAAAACTTTCCTATTACATCCCCTTGTTTACACTTATTAATATCATCATCAACGCACACCAATTGAGACATTATTTTATTCATTGCAATATCATAATAACATCTACTTACTAATCCCTCCATTGATGACATTATTTAACTACTATATATATAAATGTTTATATTTTGATATTTCTATGTAATTTTTTTATTTTTTAAAATATTTATATAAAATATAAATATTTTTAAACTTTTAATATGGTATTACAATCATCTGGTGTAATATCTTTGGCAAATATCCAAACAGAGTTTGGTGGGACAAATCCAATAGGGTTAAATGAATATTATTTAAATGGTGCATATACTACTGGTTCTGGCGCAACTGGTATTCCAACAAGTGGAGGAATATCACTCGGGTCTTTTTACGGTAAATCCAAAGTAGTTGCTAGTTCATGGCCACCAACCGCAGTTCAAAGTACTTATGGCAATTTTGGATTACCATGGGGTCGCGGAAGCACATATTATGAATGGCAAGCAGGTGCAAGTGGAACAAACTTAACAAGAACTGGTGGATCAACATTTAATAATTTAGGTGCAGATAATTATCAAAATCGTCCTAATTTTATTAATTATCAAAATTTGATTTTGCAAGCAAAACCTGGTGATACTGTGAGATTTTCATGGCAGACTACCGCTTTGTATGGTGATTACGAAGTAGCGTCGGCATTACTTCATCTTGGAGGAGGATGGTTCGTTGTAAGCAGTCAAGCATCTGCAGGTTCTCGAACTAATACAGCAGATTATACTATATCTGCATCACAAGCTGTTGGTAGTTACGGAATCGCTTTTTATTGTGATTATAATTCCGCTGCATCCAGTTCTTACTCGTCTGCAAATTTTTATTCATTACATATTTCTAATTAAAGATTACGCATTTATATTAAATTTAAAGTTGATGTAATCTTTGATTTTGGAATATTTATATTAAATTTAAAGTTTGTTTTATTAATGTAATATCTTCTAAAAGTTTATTATATTTATCTTTTAATTCATCATTCTCTTTTGTTAATGCTATATTTTTTTGATTTAACTCTTTGATTGCTTCTACTAAAACTGGCGCTAATCTGTCATAAGATACAGTTAAATAAGTTTCTCCTGATTTTGAAGATTCATTACCTTTATCGTCTGTTTTTTTATCAAATGGTGCAATTGATACTAATTCAGGTAATACACTTTCAACATCTTGAGCACTTAATCCAATCTCTTGTTTATTATTTTTAAACCCATATGACTTTGCAACGTCATTTAGAGTATAATAAAAACCGGTTAGTTTGTTTATTATCTCTAATGGTTCTTTAATATTTGCTGTTTTTGTTTTTAAACGCATGTCAGATACATATGCTGAAACATTAGCGAGCACACTTAAATTACCCGAACTATCAATATATACACTATTTGCTGGTGCAGTATAATCCATTTTAAATGATTGGGTCCACGCTGATAATGTATTACCTCCTCCTACATCACCAATACAGAACTGAAAACTACTATTAAAACCAATGCGAGTCATTCTTGTAGAACCAACAGTAGTGCATCTTGCAAGTATTATATGTCCATCATTATTTGCTTGATTCCCATCTGCAATATGTAAAGGGCCCAATGGTGCTGTATTTCCAATTCCCACATTACCAGAACCATCTATAACCATTCTAATATTTTCGGCTGTTCTGTCACTTGAAGCACCTGGAAAAGTATCAAAAACTATTGCGCCTGCTCTTAATCGAATTCTATCAGCAGTTGTGGTAGTTCCTACATCATTTCCTTTAAATATTATTATTTCTGTATTTTCTGTTCCTGAATAATTTCTTGAAGCAATAGTTGACATATTGAAATCATTATCTCCTGCAGCGCCACCTCCTAAAAATATTGTAGATGCTGCTCCTGAAGTTCCCACGTATAAATTACCATTTACTGCAGTATCTCCTGTACAAGTTAAACTTGCTGTATTTAAATTACCAGCAACAACTACATTACCATAATTATTTATTGTTAATGGTGTATGTATTCCACCTGTATAGTTTTGCGTTCTAAACTTCCACCCTATCTCACCACCTCCTATAACATAAGGCCATATTGTCAAAGTATATTTATTAGTATCAGTATTTGCTTCGCCAGCGTCTAAATGAAGTCCAGTTGCAGCATCACTATAACTCATTTTAATATGGCATCTATACAGCGGATTAGTATGTCCAATACCAACATTACCAGACGTATTAATCACCATTCGTTCCGTAGGCAAAGCATTACCACTTGATGTTCCAAATGTTAATTGTGTATTTCCGCTTCCTGTATGCTGACTTTGTATATATGATGAATGAGAAGCATCACTCATCAACCATAACTTCGCCTTACCTTGTTCCTGTCCAGCTAAACCACCCCTAATAACTACATCACAAGTTCCAGCAGCACTTGCCCCACCTTTAACAAATAATGTGGCGGTAGGTATAGCGAACGTCGCATTATCATCCGCATCACTTGTTGCAGATGTCCCAATTCCTACATTACCAGATGCATAATATATATTAGTTGCGGTTGCACCTGCCGTCCATTTACTACCACTAATCGCAGCTCCACCCACAAGAACACTTGTTGCATTTATTGTTCCATTAACATCTAATTTATATGTTGCGTGCGGTGATGTTCCTATTGCAACATTACCATTATTAGCCAGCCGCATGACATCTGTTCCTGCGCCTTCCCAATTATTATTGAATCTTAAATCGCTACTGCTCCCAAGCATATATATACTAAACCCATATGCAGTATCAACATCAAAACCGTATAACACTTTACCAGCACTCGATCCTCCAATTCGATTAGTTATTACACTATTATTTCCAGCTGTATTTGTAGGATTATATACATATAACCCAATTCCTCCTGTTCCTGTAGGATTTGCGGCTGTTGAACTATGAACGATGTGAAGTTTATTTGTTGGACTATTTGTTCCAACACCTACAAAAGCCCCTTTAAATGTCAACGAGTTATAATCAACAGTATTATATCTATGAATTAAATTATATTGAATATTTCCTGCAACTGTATAACTTTGTTGAACTTTCAAACCCCAATTTGCATCTACCCTAATATTTAACATGTCTGTATTTGCAACTGCTGGTGGCGAATATACAACGTCTAATAATGCCAATGGATTATTTGTTCCTATACCAACATTACCACCTGATGCTATTCTCATTTTTTCTGTATTAGTTGCACCTGTTGTAAATAAAATTGGTTGATCTTTCCAAGTCCCTAAAGTTAATGCACCGTAAACAAGACCATTTAAACCAACTCCATCTACTCCAATATATGCTAAACTATCATTTGCTGAATTTGAAAACCCCATATATGACGCATATGTTGCTGTTGCACATGTAAGCATCATAAGTCTTGCACCTGCCCCCCGAATCGTTAATCTCTCATTCACAGTTGATGTTCCAATTCCTACATTTCCAGTTATATTATATATATCAGTTGTTCCAACCCATTGAGAACTTGTAAAAGCAGCTCCACCTACAGCAAATGATGTTGCATTTAAACTTCCATTAACATTTAATTTATATGTTGCAGTATCTGTTGCCCCTATTGATACATTACCTGAACTTCCTATAACCATTCTATAAGCACTCCCTGTTTCGTCGTATATTGCGAATGCACCAGCACCAGCACTATCCGCTGTCGTTGTGCTCCAAATATTATATTTCTTTGTTCCAGCAACACCATTTAGTGTGCTGTCTAACATTATACCAGATTGAGGTGATTGTATATATAATGAATTATTTCTTCCAAGAGTTGTTCCATATATAGTTAATGCACCACTTGTTGGATTATTAGTCCCTATACCAACATTACCTGCGCTTGTTATTCTCATTCGTTCTGTTGCAGGAATATCCGTCGTTCCTGCTCGCGTGGATAATACTATATCGCCTATTTCATTCCCAGTTGTAGATGATATTTTAACGCCTATCTCACAACACGAATTAGATAAAGCGAGGGGGGCATATCCAAAACCAATACCATAATAATCCCCTACTGTTGCTGAATAAAATCCCCTTCCTAATCTCAATAATGGTTTGCCTATTGCTTGGGACATCACACCAGCACCAGCATTTGCTATACCAGCATCAATAGATAATATTGCTCCTGTGTAAGTTGCTTTTGTTAATTCTAATAAATTAATAGGTGTTGTAGAAGTTCCAATTCCTACATTTCCAGTTATATTATATATATCAGTTGTTCCAACCCATTGAGAACTTGTAAAAGCAGCTCCACCTACAGCAAATGATGTTGCATTTACACTTCCATTAACATCTAATTTATATGTTGCATGCGATGTTTTACTAATTCCTACATTACCTGTATTATTAATCTGCAAAGCTGTGAATTGTGTATTTGTATTTGCTCCAGATGTTTTTAAGTTTATTTGAAATGTTGAACCATAAGCACCATCATCTGTTGCTATTAAACTACAACCGGATGCATTAGTTGTGCTTGTATCATATGTTGATAAGTTAATTTGTGATTTTGCACCTAATCCTCCTTGACCCTGAATTGTAAAAATTGGGTCAGTCCCTTTAATATGTAATATACTATAAATACCATTTGCACTATTAGTTGTTCCTATACCTACATTACCATTACTCGCTATACGCATTCTCTCGATACCATTTGTAACAAAACCAACAGAACCATCACCAGCAGTCCATAAAGTAACATCATTTCCGCCAGTTAATGTGCTAATACCAGCATTTCTTCCCACACCGTGCGATGAATTACCAAAATATATTTTACCACTTCCATTATCACTTGATCTTAATGTAAATATAGGAGATGGACTAACAACTTCTAATATAGTAGCAGGATTATTTGTTCCTATACCTACATTACCATCACTAGCAATTCTCATTTTTTCATTTGCCATAGATACTTGGGATGAATCAACAGTATTATTACATAAAAATACAATTGAACCTACATCATATGTTCCTGTTCTAGAATGTCCTATTGCGCATTTAGTCAACGACCCATTATTTTCTGTTCCTAATCCTATTAATGTTGCAGTTGAATTACCAGCATTAGTAAAAGCACCCGCAGATATTTTAAGAGGAAAACAAGTAACACCAGTAGAACCTGATGTTCCTTGATTTACAATTAATTTATGATTAGCATTTGGTGTTGCTCCAACTCCAACAGAACTTGATGCAATTGTTATTGTTGTATCACCTGATGGTGGAACATAAGGGGTTCCTAAATCCCATATTTCAGTCGCGGTCCAACTTGAAGATGGTGCAGGTCTCCATGCGTCATCAAATTGTCTATATGCTCTATTTAACCATATAAAACCGGACGCACTTGGATTATCACCTATTCGTTGGTTCCAATATGCTGTATAATAAACAATTGATGTTGTGTTAGGTGCGTCTAAATAAGTTCCTGTTAAATTCGCTATTAAATACCCATATACTGTTGTTCCATCCATACCTAAATTATGACTAACCCATACTGGTGTTCCCGCTGTATTTGCTGCTGCCCCTGTTTCAGTTCCATTTGCTCCAGTCACCTCTGTCCATGCACCTCCCGCTCCAATCTTTCTATATAGTTTAATACCCCACCATCTATTGTCTCCATTAGGATCAGTTCCAATATGCGCAATCATATTGACTAATATTTTGCTTGAAGCGCTCGCAGGAGTTATTGCTATTACAAAACCATTCACTAAATCATCATTAATAGCATCCCACCCTGTATTATTCTTAACATCCATTTGCGTATATGTTAAATGCTTTGTTTGAACGGTCATACCTTGCGACAAAGCACCAATATTTAAAGGAACCCCATTTAATGTATAACTGCTTGAATTTATACTTCCATTAACATTTAATTTATATGTTGATGGATCGGTTGTTCCTATACCTACATTACCACCATTATAATATATTTTAGTTGCATCAACTGAATTATTAGTCCATTTACTTAAACTACTCGAAGTTATATCTATCTTATTTGTCCCGGTATTATTTGTAAAATGTGATGTATTAAATACACCTATCGTATTCAATGACGTTAGATTATCTTGTTTTGTTCCTAATAGATCACTACCATTCAATAGATAAGATGTTGCATTTATATTTCCATTAACATCACATGCAAAAGTTGCGTGTGGCGCTTTTCCAATTCCTACCCGTCCTGTTAGTGTGCTTGTGCCGTCGCAAGTTAGAGTTCCTGCAATTGTTGTATTTGCTAATCCATGCCCCATATCCCTACCGATTCTAAAATTTCCATTTGTGGTATATCGCATAAAAGAATGAATAGAATTACCTGAATCATGCACAGCAATTTCAGTATTTTCTAAACATTCCATCAATAATCCCGCTGTATTCGCATTCCAACTTGTTGTTCCTCCACCGTAATTATCTGTGTTATTACCAATTACTAATGAACCAGCTGACATATTACCAGCAAAACCGGAAGATGATTGTATTGCAACTGTTCCATTATTATATATTTTCATTCTTTCTGTTCCAAATAATGTAGAAGATGAACCTGTATAAAACCGGTGATTTACTGGTGAAAAATAGTCTAATGTAGAATTGCTAATACCAAATCCAAAACCATTATTGTATAAAGTAATTTTATTACAAGGAAAATTATCAACATCTGTATATCTATCACTAAACTTTAACTGATTATTTATAAATTGAGAACCATTAACATTTAACATATATCCTGCCGGGTCTGTAGTTCCTATACCTACATTACCTGCACTTGTAATACGCATTCGTTCAGTAGCAGATGCAGTTGTATAAAATATATGAGAACCCGTAGAACGTGCAACATAATCTATTTGCCCATTATAAGATGCCCTATCTGTTCCTGATAATACAATTGTGGTATTTGTAGAACCATCAATATCCGCACTTCCTATCATAGTAAAATCTGTATTATTATTAGCAATTCTTAATCTCCCGCTTCCGCCGACTTGAAGGATATTTGAAGGATTAGTAGTCCCAATACCTACATTACCACCATTATAATATATTTTAGTTGCATCAACTGAATTATTAGTCCATTTACTTAAACTACTTGCAGTTATATCTATCTTGTTGGTTCCTGTATTATTAGTAAAATGTGATGTATTAAATACACCTATCGTATTCAATGACGTTAGAGTATCTTGTTTTAATCCTATTCGAGTCACCAAAGTATTACTTGTAGATAAAACATAATTGCTAATATTTGCATCATTTGAAGTTAATAATACTCCAGATAATCCTCTTCCATCACCTATAAATGATGTTGCAGTAACATTTCCTCCAATTGTCACATTACCTGATGAATTAATTGTCAATCTATCTGTAGGAGTTCCAGATACAGATGATTTAACTTTAAAATCTCCATCATAATTACCTACACTGTAATCTATAGCACCATCTATTATTACACCTCTTATTAAATCAATACTTGATGATGTTGATGGTGACAAATATCTTATTATTACTACACCTTCAAAACCATTTCCACCATTACCCCAATTACCTCCACCTCCACCACCTCCACCTCCATAAAATGTAGCATTATTACCATCAGTGAATGTAGCAGAACCACCGCCTCCTAATCCACCAGATGTACCATTTGTAGTATGTCCTCCACCACCTCCACCTGCATAGTATAAATTTGAACCTGTAATATTTATTTGTGTTCCTATTCCACCATTACCACTATTTTCACCAGGACCTCCAGAACCACCTCCTCCACCACCACCAGTTGATGCTGTTCCTAAACCTCCAAGATATCCTTGTCCTACAGTATTAACATTAAATGATTCTCTTGTTATATCACTAGTACCTAAACCTCCACTACTTCCATATGGACCAAGATTACCTGGTTCTACATCACTTGGATACCCATAACCACCGCCACCACCTCCATATGCTACATAATTTGCATTAGTTCCTATAAATGAAGAGTTTGTGCCTTTACCTCCTACAATAGCAACTAGACTTGCAGATGCACCACCTAAACCTCTTTTACCAACATTAATAGTATAATTTCCAGTTAAAGTTATGTTTTGAATATATATTAAACCTCCCGCACCTCCTCCACCTGCATCTGTCTTTGCACCACCACCACCACCACCGACTATTAATATATCACATACTACACCTCCCGCAGATGCATTAAGTGTATATTGAGTTTGTCCAGTCCCTACTCCTGCAGTATCTGTCGTATATGTAAATACTTGATATGTATAATTATTATTAAATTCCAAAGTTTGCGCAGGTGATGAAGTTATAGCACCTGATACATATTTATTTTGTATTATTAATTTTGTTTCATTAGATATATCATCATATATATGTAATTTATTTGAAGGAACTGCAGTTCCAATACCAACATTATAAGTATTATAATAAATATTATTGTTAGAAGTAGTCCATTGACTTGATTTATTATTTTTAATAGCATCAATTAAAATATTACTTGTTGATAAAACATAATTACTTGCATTACTATCTAACCTCACTGAATAATTACTTCCAAAAACTACTTCAGTCCTTGTTCTATCCACCAAAGTATTACTTGTAGATAAAACATAATTGCTTGCATTACTATCTAACCTCACTGAATAATTACTTCCAAAAACTACTTCTGTTCTTGTTCTATCCACCAAAGTATTACTTGTAGATAAAACGTAGTTACTAATATTGGCATCTATATCTCTGTTATTTATTTTGTATTTACCAGAAATATTAACATCACCATTATTTGCAATATTAAATACCATTGAGTTTAAATTAGAAGCATTGAATATATCTGTATAAATATCCTTTTGCTGTATCTTCAAAGCAACTGATGTTGTATTTTCATTAACTACTTCTAATCTTTCAGTTGTATATACAATTGTTTCAAGCCTTGTGCTTTCGCCTAGAACTACTAAATTAGAATTAATAGTCAAAGTTCCATTAACTAATAAATTATTATTATATCTATTATTCACTACAAACTTATTTTGACTACTTATTGTTTCTGTAATATTATCTGTTACTAAATTTGTAATTCGAGTCACCAAAGTATTACTTGTTGATAAAACGTAGTTACTTAAATTTTCTGCATTTGAAGTTAATAATAATCCTGATAATCTTGTCCCATCTCCTGTAAATGATGTTGCAGTAATATTTCCCCCAATTGTTACATTACCTGATGAATTAATTGTCAATCTATCTGTAGGAGTTCCAGATACAGATGATTTAACTTTAAAATCTCCATCATAATTTCCTACGCTATAATCTATATTTGCATCGGTTGTTGTTCCTCTTAATAGTTCAATAGTTGATGATGATGATGGTGTCATATATCTTATGATTACTACACCTGAACCTCCGTCTCCACCTAAAGGACTATTATCACCACCACCACCACCTCCTCCACCTGTATTTGCTGTTCCAGGATAACCCTTACCATTATTAGGCATAGAAGTCCCACCACCCCACCCACCTTTTCCTCCTCCTCCTAATCCTCCATTACCTCCTTCTCCTGTGTTTAAAGGAGCTTGCCATCTTCCATTTCCTCCTCCTCCACCA